ACGGGATTCGCCGGAAGCTATTTGCGAACTCCAACACCAGGGAGGGTCCAGCCACTGGCCCCCAGGTTGGCGCGAGCTACTCTCAGCGAGTACGCGTAACGTGGTGTTACACAACAAACTCAACCCCGCGAGGGGCAAATCGGTTATGTAACTTCAGGTCTTCTCCTTACAAAAGAAAGAAAACAATTAGTATTTACAAGATTTGCCCACTTGGGGCATTCATGTTTGGGTTTCTTCAATCCCAACCGCGGTCGGTGTTGAAATCTGGGCTCCACTCTTCGGGTGGCAGGGGTTCATCGGCATAGTCGATGGCCCAGGCATTTCCACTTCTTGCGATGGGGTCCGCATACCATCCAAATTTTGGATGAGACCTGCAATTGCATTGTTTGCTTTGCGTGCAGATCTCAATGCATTCGAAAGCAGAATCAGGTCGGGATAGCCGTGGTCGCAGACTCTCTTCTTGAGAGTCGCCGCGTTTCCAGTGATCGACTTCACTTCCTTCATCAGATCCGAAAAGATGACACAGGCATCGTGAGCGTCTGGTGTTGCTCCAGCAGTGATGGCTGACTCTAAGTTTGCATTCGACACATAGAGTCGTCCAATCCGGGCCAGAATCGACGTCACGGCAGTAAGGACAGTTGCGGCAAGCGCTACAAGAACGCAGGTGAAGAAGTTGGGCATTATAATTAATACACTTAGTTTCGTGGTTCGTCTTCAAATGATCAACTTCCTTGCAGAGGCAAGTTGCGAAAGTCGGGCGAATCGGTCTGTACTTTGCCGAAAGTCGTCGGCGGTTCACAGGCAGATCCTCGATATCGAAGTGCGAAGTTCCAAAGACTCTTTGCACAGAATGTTGTCTGGCGGGGTCGATGCAAAACTCGCGTTCTTCGAGCTGAGGGCCTTCGTTAAGCCACTCTCCGAAAGCACGGGAGATCAATTTCCGATGGTATTGCGCTGATCGATAGCGCGTTGGATTAAGCGCGATTGTTGACGGAGCAATTGGCGTCGCACCTTCCGTTTGGGTTGGTCGGAGGATGCGGACAAAGCCCGGCGAAATCTCGCGAACTCGAAGAGAACCACGGGGTATAACAGTAATATTATCAAAATTAATTTCAACAACACTTTCATAGACAAATTCGTTGGGATCATTCATGATAACACTTAACAGAATAAGTAAATAGGACACGTTTTATTTACAAATCGAAGGGATAGCATCCCTGATGCGTTTCTTCTCCTCTACGACATCAGAGGGCCATTGCCCACGCAGAACCTGGACGCGTTCGTTGAGCGACATTAAGGGCAGCGGAGGTCCCCCTAGAGAAGCCAAAAGCTCCGCTAGATCCGGTTGCCACGGTGGTGAATTGGCTAGGCGAGAATAAGCCGGCGGCTTGCGCGGCTTTCCACTCTTTCCCGACCATTTCTTTCGTGAAACCGAATTGTTCTTTGGAGAACTCCAGCTCTTTGCCCTTGAATGCAAGTTGGTCATATCCAAGTTGTACGTTCTTCCTCCCAAGGTCGTAGTTGAGGCCAGCGCTGATGATGTCCGCGCCGGCAGAGAGACCCAGGCCCACTGCGCCTTGCACCGCGGACAGGCCAAAGTCCCAAGCGCTCTTGCTTGCCTTTCCGGGGGCGTTAGCTCTGACTTGTGTGGCGTTGGCTGCTGCTGTGTTCTCTGCTGCAACTCGGTTGCCATAAGCCATTGCACTGCCCATCGAATTGGCGTCGCGATGAGCTCTTCCATCACTGACGGGGAAAGAAGATTGATCAGATGGTTTCACAAAATTGGTAAAGAACATTTGACGATACATTTCACTGGTCACTGACATGGTTAAGCAGAATTCATCATTTCGTCTACTTAACCCATACAAGGCAGAATGGTACGCCTAGTATGCCTGCAACATCTCTCGAAGTTCATTGCAAAACGCAATGTTCTTCACGCCACGGTCGGCGCACCTTCGAGTTATGTTACGAATATCGTTATACATCATACGCTGGTACTGGGATGGAGCTGGAAGTGGATCAGAAAGAGGGAGAGGGCCGAGGTAATCTAGATGGCACCCGACAGAGGAGAAGACGAGTGCCGTTGGAGAAGACTTTGCTGTGAACATCCCGTTCGGATTCAACCTGACGGTGAGAAGTGGTGTTCCGGCGGCGTTTCTGATGTTATACACCCACGACGTATTGCCATTCGAGACATCTTGCGGATAGCGACCAACCGCGGAAGCGATCAACTCAGTCTGAGCGGCGAACGTTCTTGTTCTTAGATTGCCAAAGACGACGATGGATTCTCCACCCGCCTGGGGCGACACCTGGAGCAGCGGCGTGCCACTCGCTGGTAAGCCTTTCGACGGATCAAGAGGGACAGCGGAATCAGAGCATGTAAGACCGAATTTGTGGAGGTTGGCCTCTCCATCGGAACTCGTTTGAACTGTGAATGTCATGTTCGGAGGTCCGGCAGCATCGGTATCGTAGCTGGTATACGTTAGGATTTGATGGGCTCCATTGATATCAGCAACGAGGTTACATCCGAGTCCTGTGCCATCCGTGTTGACAGGATACAACTCGTCACCAGACGAGATGTACCAAGTCGGACCGAGGTCTTTCTGGTACGTAGCAGCCGAGATGGTAGTTGGCTTCTTCGAACGCAGATCGGCAAAGTGATTGTAGACGGTGGTAATGCCGGTTACTTTCCCGTACGGCTCCTTCTGGCCTACTGACTGCAAACGCACAGCTCCGACGGGGAGCGATGTGATCGCGATCGGGCAGACCTGGAAGACGTTTTGGGCACCTACATCGACAGAGTCGAGAATGGGATGAATCTCTAGAGGAATCTGAGAAACAGAGGCCAAAGGATCTTGCACCACTTTCGTGAGGACATTCGTTGGGGCGAGTTGGTCAAAAGTGAAGTCGCCAGCGCACTCCACGATCATCTCTACCTGGGTGAAATCGGGCGACTGGGTTACGAGACGGCTTGCCAAGTAACCAACAACCCAACCACCGTGGTAATTTGGATCAGTCACTGGAGTATTAAAGTAGTGATACGCGATCGGGCGTTGATCACTAACATTAAAGTGAATCCAGGATGTGTTCTTGGGATCCAGGTCCATGTTGGGATGGGCCGTGAGAAGATCGAGGGGTGCATTGAAGACCTCCTGCTCAGTCATGTTCGGCGGGAGTCGACCAATCCTGATCGAGCCACCGTACCAAGCAGTCGCCGGAATTCGCGTACGGATCTTCATGCCGCCTGTCCAAGCGTTGAACAGGAGGCATATGTACGCGAGAATGTAGTTGCATTCGAGAGGATGGATTCGAAATGCGAAGAAAACAGTGCCCGCTGGCATCGCGGTGGAAATGGTGTACGTATCCTTCCGCACGTAATCCTGACCAATGATCTGGGGGAGTGTGTTGATAGAGGTTGTCTGAGCAATTGAAGCATCCTGGGAAGGGAGAGTTTCTGGCTCCAAGGGGGATGCACCGGTCACACTGCCGGGCTCCCCTGTGGGCTCGATCGCAGTACCAAGTCCTGACATTAGCACTTGTGTCAATGAAATTAATTGGAATGGGATCTGACATATATACTTACACACTTAACACTTGTGGCGACCACCGGCAAGCCTAGTAGTCGCCGAAACCGGTTGCATTGAACGCGGTTTCAAAAGTTGGCGGAGTCACCATGATGTTGGTTCCGTGAGCTGCGCGGATGATCTCGCGCTGGACCGAATCGAAGTACTCCTTCCCGTGCATCGCAATCTCCGGCCAAAGGGCACGAAGACTGTCTTCAAAGACGGCATTGTTGGGTGCCGTCGGCCAAATACCCTTGAACTCGTAAGAGCCGTGTCCTGCGATCCAGGTGAGCTGTTTGTTGATGCTCGCCTTATCGAGGGCGGGTAGCCAGCACCAGGTGTTCTTCTTGAACGACCGCTTGAGAAATTCCAACTCCTCGAGGGGCTGGAGGTCCGGTTGGTCTTCGCCTGTCTTGGCGGCGTCTGTGACCGTGAATCCGAAGCTCCTTGCCATCTCTTTGAAGCTGTTGAAATGGAACCATGCGGCTATCACGTCGGCGACAGTGACAAGATTGTCATCGCCGAACACGGATAGGCACACGAGCTCCATGAATTTCTCGAACGTCGCAAGATGTGGTGCATGCTTCTTGGCCAGAAGCTTGAAGCAACACGCGAAAAGAAGCCAATTGATAAGGCTGTTCTCGACGGCCGTACCGGGAAAACCGGAGGCCAAAGCGTGGTCGAGTTTTACAACCTTGTCACGGATGATGATAGTAGCTCCCTCAACGTTCTTGTGAAGAGCCCGACGCGTGATGTCGTCTTCCTTCGTCCAAGCAGGATCTGTCAACTGATAGATCCTGTTGAAGATGATGGGCATCGCTTGAAGGAATGGCATCGGGATGCATCCGTCCCAGTTCTTCATGTCTGAGGCGAATCCCATCGGGGATACTCTGACGTGCTGGTAGGCCAGAGCTACCCATTCGAGCGACATTTGCCGGATGCCGACTCGGACAGGTACATCGAGATGGAGCTCGGTGATCCGTGCGATGGCTGCATAGAAAGCCCGCCGATAAGCGAGCTGATAGGAAAAAGTGCCAGAGAAGAAAACTCTGGTCTTCATCTGCGAAGCGTCGTAGATCTTCTTGAGCTTGACGGGCTCATCTTTTGGATAAGCCGTCCAGGGCATCGAGACATGCACACCTCGAGTGGCCTGCGCGTAGACAGCGTTCGCCTCGGCAAGAATGCCTTGGCTTGCCTGGTCCTTTGCGAAGTACCACAGGAAGTTCTCCTGGTTTTGGACAAGGTAATCGCCTTTTGTCGTGCGAGTTGGGTTTCGCTGGACGTAGGGATACCCGACCGAGCCAGTGCGATCGATGGCTTTGCTGGTTGGAAATTCATCCACTGGTGGGCCGTTGATTGCCTCAGTGAAAGTCAGCATGCGAGTTGTCATTCCCTTGCTGCTCATGAGAGCCCCTAAGTAGAGGCCAATCTCGTCAGCTGTTTCGCGGATGAGTTGTTCTGGGACATCCTCTACGGCTGGCTTGCCGTAGTTCGCCATTCCCTCGGCGAGGACGTCGCGTTGCTCGATGTTCCTTGGGTCTTTACGACTTTTGATCGATGGCTCGAACTGTGTCGGGATGTCAAGCCCCGTCTTGAACTTGGTCGTTGTCGTGGGGACGTGGACGCGTTCCTTGGGGGTTCCGACGACTGTGCACCCTGTCTGCTCGTCTTGGTAGACGGTGTCGGCATACAGGATGTCGCGGTTCGGGACAGAATGGACGATCGTGTTGTCTGACTCCTTCACAGTGTGCAAATCCTTGAGGAGTTCTTGAGTGATGATGGTTGCGAGACTGATGTCTTGAGCACCTCGAAAATGGAGGCCGCAGACCTTCCTCGTCACGCGGGGGGCGATGAGCAGAACTGGAGTCCCGCAGTCGCCACGCTTCGTCAGACCGGTGTAGCCAAAAAGGCCAGCCTTGAGTCGGTACTTGATAACTCCGTGTTGGTCAACGGAGGAAACAGCACGAGACAGCGTGGAAGCTTCACCCACTTGGAGATACGGCGTGTTATTCACGTCGTGAGCTCGAAGTGGCACAAGAAGCGCACATTTGCCGTCTGTGATGCTCAAGTACTCATTGAGCTCTTTGCTTGTCACGATCTTATTCTTGATGTTCTTCACCGACGGGAATTTCTTGTCAGTGACTTTGAAAAGACGAAGGTCCGCGTCATGAGAAACGGCAACGGTCTCAATGGGCCATTCTTTGCCCTGGTACCTGATGGTATCAGCTTTAGAGTGAGCGTTGGTAATGCCCTCGTTTCCACTGAGCATGAGAGCCCAGAGTTCACGATCGCCTCCAGGGACGACCATCTCAGCCTGACTGTGCGTAAGTTCCACAGCCAGCTCGAACGCCGCAGGGTCTTGCGATCCTTCGATTTGAGTGTCTTCGAAGGCAGCCTGAGTGCGGGTTGCGACTGGCTTGGAGATTCCCCAAGGGAAGAGCTTCTTCCCCTGTTCCTCGGTGAGTTCACGCTTGGAGTCGAGATCGATGTACTTACCCTCCATGACGTAGGTCGAGAAGATGCTGTCGACGCAGAGCTCCTCGTCAAACGACGAGTCGACATGTTGACCGACACTTTTGTTGAGGAAAGTACGGGAGACAAGATGTTTCTTGTCAAGCTGAATGAGGTTCCTGGGAGCAGGCCGGGCGAACAAAGTCCACCTGTTGGCTCTGAGCTCCTTGAACTCGTAAAGCTGGTCTTGGTACACGATGCCATACGAATAATGGTCTTCATCGTACGGAATCTGGACGAGGTACGTCCAATGGTCAGAATCGTCGGACTCATAGACCGGTTTACTGGCACGTTGTTTGTCGCCAGAAGAATCACTCGCTGCAGAACTGTGGCCGCGTTTGGCGACGGCCGGTCTGCGCGCTGGGCGACCTTCAGGCTCAATGGAAGCTTGAGCCTTATCTTCCTTCGGCTCTTCGCTCTCGAACGACTTTGTCTGCTGCTGGCGTTGCTTGCCAGCGGTGCTGCCGTCCGCAGGGTCTGCCTTGGCGGTTTTGGGTGCAGGTCGACGGGCAGGGCGCCCTTCTTCCTGGGATTCGGGGAAGGTAGTCTTGAGGGCATCTTCCAGGTTTTTCTCGTTTTCCGGAAGGATAATGCTGAAAGCACTTGCGACTTCCATCACGATGTCGATTGTGGCTGCGATGGAGGTGATGAGTTTGCCAGGTTTCGTTTGCTTGGTGAAGTCTTCAGGCTTCTCCGGAACGAAGGTGGGCGCGGCAAAATTCGCATCGAGTTGGGCGACTTTGGCGAGAACGTAGCTAACTTCCTGATCGAAGATGTCATCGTACAGGTAGTATACGCCCTCAAAGAAGAAGCCCTGAGTGCCGTACTCGTAATCGTACGTTTTGGACTGGTCTACTTCGAGACAAACGATGTAGCCGTCCACGGTGGTAACGTACAGCTCAAACGAGGGAGCACAGATGAGCCAATCAGTAACTCCAGTGGTGTTGGGAATCTGCATGGAGTTAATCGTGAAAGCAGCTTCAGTGCGATCTGCAATTTGGACTGCTGCGAGTTTCTTGACCACAAGCGTAAACTTGAAGGCAAGCGCCGTTTTCTCCACGAGGGAGAGCGGAGTATACCGCCCATCCTCGCGAAGCTTAAGGAAAGATGTTCCTTCCGGATCAGGCACAGTGTCAGATGGCACAGTGACGATCAACGGCACTTTCTTCGGGCGAGGGATCTTCACGCCACGCTTAAACACGCGATGCTTTGCGACAACGCTTGCCACCGACTCGATGGAAATGACCTGATGAATGGCCTGTTGAGGGTCGGTGAGGTCGTAGAGTCCTTCATCACGTCCTGGCTTGATGTGCACTTCACCAGTAACGCAGTCCTTGAAGTTGTCAGTTCGAATGACACTGTCAAGTGATTTGACGAGGAGGCACGCTTTAGTCGCGAGAGTATAGTCCGTCTCGATGACATGGCAACGACGTTCGATCATGTTGCGATCGTCAAGGGGAAGAGACGTCCAAACTTCGGAATTGTTGTTGAGCGTGCAGACGACATACTTAAGATCGTGCATGTTGCCGTCATGGAAATCGCCGATGCACTCTTTGAACTTCTGAATGCGGTCGAACGAATTGGTGATGTCGTCAAACCAGATGATCTTATCCTGGGGGTACTTCTCGCCCTTGGTGTAAAGGACTTTGTAGTACTCATCCGCGAACCGAGTTTTGATGACATGAGATTTGCCGGTCTTCGGCGGGCCTTTAATGAGCAGGCCGTAACACACTTTCTCTGTCACGATCTTAGTAAGAGGATTCGATTGTGGATCTGTATCGTCTTCTCGCTTGTAGACGTACAGCTCGCAGGTCAAATGTTTTGAGCTAGTCATGAAGACAGGCTCGGGTGCCTTCGCAATTTCATCCCGAAGCACGTACAACTCCAGTTGAGTTGAGTTGTACGAGCGATTGGAGTGTTGGATGAGGTTGCCATCTTGCGCAAACCAGAAGTCATACTTCTCGAAATTTCGCTCATTGACATCCTCGCCGAAGTACTTGCTGGCCATCCGCCAAACCAAGCTCCGCGGCATGATGTGCTCCTGGGTCGAGACTCCATCTTTGAAGACAAGACGCATGCGATTGATGTCCTGATGAGCAGAACTGCACGATTCCTCATCAATCATGATATTGGACGGTTGACTGTCCATTTGAGATGTGAAGATGTGTTCTTCATTCCAGGTGAAAGGCTCCTGAGGAATGGGATACTTGTGTTCTCCGACGCGGATGATCTTCTGTCGGAACGCTTCAGCGCGCTTACGCTCAAGTGCTGTGATGCAGTTGAAGACCTCGTCCTCAGTGACTTCTCGAATGACATACGGCGCACTTGGAAAGAATTTCTTGTACGCGTCCGAGTTAGCGGATTTGCCAAATTTGTATCCGTAAGTCGGGTCAATCAAGTAGTACTGAGTTGGATGTTTCTTGAAGAACTCTTGATCTTCAGGGTACGCACCTCGATGGGAGTCGGCGTACGCAGCAACCTCAGGATTGAAGGCATAGACGCAGATGTCTCGGCGTCTGTTGAGCGCCAACATGTCGTTGATCTGACTAGGTGGCGCAAACCACATAAAGTTGGAAGTGACGACAATGACTTGAGAGACAAATGGGCGTCCCTTGTCAGTGAGTCCGGCTCCGATGACATCCTTCTGATCCTCCGACGTGTATCGGTGGAACTCAACGGTGTCTTTGTCATCTTTGCGTTGCTTCATGTCGTCCATGGTGGTGACACCTTGGCCCTGATAGCTGCTCCAGAATTCATCAGAAACAGTTCGAGCGTAAACGTCCGTGCCCAGATGTTTGGCAACACGGATTGCCATCTTTTCAGCGAGGTAAGTTTTTCCGGCGTTGGGGGTGCCAGAAATCCAAAAGGTGACAGGTCGCTGCTTCCCCGCCTTGGATTTATACTTATCGATAGCGATTTCGTTAATGGCAGTGATGCGAGACTGGATGTCAGACATACGAGTGTTGAAGTTGTACATCGACTTCTGTTCAGTCTGCAACATGGCGAACGCTTTGACAAGTTCCTGATACCTTCGCTCGATCGAGGTTGCTGTCTCGAGACGAAAGCCGAAGAAGTCGGTCTTGACACGGTTCATGATGTCGACTACTTCGTTCTGAAGGTCTTGGATCTTTTGGGAAAGCTCCATGATGGAACGGTGCTCCGGTCGGATGTAATCTTTACCGAAGAAACCGAAAACTACTTCCATCAGAGGGTCGACGATCTCAGTGACCGCCTTCCATGATGTCTTCAGTGAGAAGATCGCTTTTGAAAGCGAAAAGAAGTCTTCTAAGAGCTTCTTTGTGAAATCAACTTCGATCAGTTGGTGCATGCCGCAAGCAGCAGCGATCAGACCGATGAGAGCAAACCCCGGACGAATGAGATCTTGATGTTTCTCAAGCAGGTCGCCGATCATGCTGGATTCGGTATGTTGATCTTTGAGAGATTTCGAAAGATCGATGGTCACTGTATCGGCAGATCTCGAAAAGAAGGCATCGAGAAGTTTGCCATGAGGAACAGTGTCATCAACTTGAGGTTGTTTGGTGTCCTCCTCAAGTAGGAGCTTGAACAACGGACCAATGTCGTTCAGGATGGTCGAATTCTCTGCGAGAGTGAGGCAAATGGGCGCCTCGACAAAAACGCCGACAATGGAGCTCAAGAGCGCCAACTTCTTCGACGGTTTGTCAGTGTCGATGAAAAGCCGCGCGTACGCAGCAAGACTCGGCAAATGCAGCTTCTTGATGAGACGAGCTGCGTCGCAGATAGTTCTGTTGACATAGTCGCTGTCGAATCCACTGAAGTAGGTCGACAGAAACGACTTAGTCTGTTCTTGGTCTTGTTTGTCCGATTGTTGTTGAGAGACTTGTCGCGGGAGCGTGACCGGACACGCGCGCTCGCGAGAAAATGAGACAGCCCCTTCGGGGTCGAGTTGTTGTTTCAACTCCTCGAAGGCTGTTTGAGGGGTCGCTTGTGAGCCATCTGGCTCGAGCTGTGGGGTGACCTCGAAAGGCCGCATGATTGTACCTGGGAATCTATTCTCCAGGCCTTAAACCACACAGCACAATCTTAGTCAAATCGCAGAGGCTATACAGTTAGGGAATCTATTCTCCTAACCGTATA